AAAAAAAAATAAATATATACCCATGACAGATCTTTCGCCCGCTGTGGACGATTCTCGAGGTGGCACAGGGGGTAGATTTTTCCCCGGGTAAGTGGAAAGGTGCTCGAAAATTAGCAACAAATTATCTTTTGCTGGACCTTTTCAACCTTTTTAAGCACTTTCAACGCCTTTTCTCTCGTCAAACACTTCTCAGCCTTCTTATTCAGCTTAAGGAGCTTTCTTTCCGCCTTCTTCAACCCCTTCTTCTTTTGTTATCGGATCTATTACTAGCTACAGACTTAATAGATAAATTACTTTTATTGTTATTAGCAGGATTGTGATCTTTATGGTGAACGTCACCGTTAGGCTTCTTACCGCCGTTAACCTTCTTTATCAGTGCTAAAGCAGCGTTTCTACCAGCTCTTCTCTTCTTCTGCTCTGAAGAGGCATGGTAGGTATCGTACTCTCTTCTATAGTCTCTAGTCATAGTATTCTTAAGAGTATTGTAGTGCCTTTAAAGTACTGCTATTAAAACTTTAAAGAAAACCCTTTTAAAAAGCTTTATAAGAATATTATACATAATAATAGGATCTAAACTTTACGTTCCTTCATAAAGGGTCCATCCAAGTAGCGTTACTAGAACCTGCTGAAGCTGCTTTTTGGAGGTCTTCAAAGGTTTTAGCGTAACCAAGTACTCCTACGTTAAGGCCTCCTTCACCTTGAATAAACTGACGTTCTAGTTCCCACTGAGCTGCTAACCTACTTTTTATTGCTTTTCGTTCTGTTAGGGCCATGTTCTCTGTAAAGTACTGAACAGCCATTGCAAGAGCATCAAGTCTATCGTCGTGCCTTATCGAGTTTTTCTCTTTGGAAATTCTCGTCATTTGCCAAAAGAGTTGAAACTGAGATCTGGTTTCGCTTGGGTACATCTCAGTAGTGGAAATATCCTTAGCAATTATGTCGGTATCTACCATGAGCCTGTGTTGGTTCATGACTGGCTCAAGAGTATCAATAATCCTCGCTTCTTTTTGTTTTGTATGTCGGACCTCTTCGATACTGCATGGGTAGATGGTTCCAAGGTAACGCTTAAGAAGCTCACTAAACATACCGAGGCCGAGGTTACTCTCTACAAGTATTTCCTTGACCTTGTACTCCTTCGCAATGAGTGTGAGCTTTTTAAGGTTGGTCTCACTGTAACCACCTCTAAGACCACCGGAGGCGAGGAGAAACAAGTTTCCATTAAGGTAAGCGACTACGGCATATCCAAGCTCATCCGACCCGCGACCGGAGGGGTCTATAGAAAGAACAACCCCCGTGTACTCAATAAATTCAGACCCGATTTGTCCAGGTTTGTAAAAGAGATCACCGTGAAGCCCTACTGAGGGAAGATCAAGAGCTTTATCACCGTTAGCACTCCAAACAACCCTGTCAGGGCCCATAGTTCTGTTCAATCTAAATATACATAAATCCTGAAGTTTAAGAGGATATTTCTCTTCATCAGACAGGCTAATATCAAGAAGGAACTGGAGGTTAAACGTAGACCTTCCAATTGATTCCTTACGAGCCTCCAGCTCCTCCCAATCAAATCTTTCAGGATCTGTAGGGTGACCAGCTAAAGTTTTATCTTCTTCAAAATCTTTTTGAACTCTAGGAGCTAAGCGGTTTCCGTAGTAATCCTTAAGTTTCTTAGCAGTCGGGTATAGAGCAGGCCAAATCCGAGGGGAGTAACCAGCTAGTTCTAGCTTGGCGTAAATACTGTCTTGGGTATGAGGAGTACCTAGGAAAACAATCTGTCCTCCAGGTTTTATAACAGAGTCAAACTCTTTAATACTTTCTCTGAGTTTGTCTCTTATAAGCTGCGTTTCACAACTCTGAGGGGTCTCTACGTCATCAGCAACAATTAAATCTGCACGAGATCCAGTGATCTGACCAAAAATACCACTTGATCTCACTGAAGGGCTTTGATCAGGCTTTGATCCAAAGACATCGAACGCGACCTTAGAAAACCTCTGAGTATCGCTAGGAAATAAATCCTGCACCATAAACCAGTTTCTAAGGAGATCGTGGCAGAACACGCTAAAAGCGTCTGCACGGTCCTGAGCGGCTGATATGACCAAAACCTTTGTATCGGGATCTTTCCGTAGTCTCCAGAGCACGTAGCCCGCTGTGAGGAAGCTTTTACCACAACCTCGGTAGGCCATGATGATTCTACGGTTAGGCCCATTCTGTAAGTAGTCAGCGAGCTGGTACTGGATAGGGGTTGGGTTAGGAAGCCTTAGAAAGTGCCAGAGATGAGTAGCAAAAACTGGAAAGCTACTGATCGCTTCCTTAATAATTTGTTGTTGATGATCATTTGTTCTAGGCACTTATATAAGATTTAACTTTGGACATATCAATCTTAGGAAGATTGGAGATCATCTCACCGATAGCAGAGACATCACCGTTCTTATCGAGAGTGATACCTTGATCTTTGAGGAACTTAATAGCGTTGGCTAAATCAGAAGCTTTAACGTTGTCAGAGTTAAGTTGATCGACAAGTTTCATAGCTACTAACTTATGCAGCCCCTGAAGTTCTTCTTCAGAGGCCATACCTGTGCTTTTTCTTCTAGCCATTGTTTACTGTTACCTTTTTGTTTGGAAAGAGGTTCTTTCTTATTAACTCTACCGCTGTATCATCTATAGTGTTATCAGTGGACTCGACAAGCTTTGTAAGCAGGTCCACAATCAGTTGCTTAACTGAGTCAGATTTTAGAAACGCGAAAAGAATAGGCTTAACTAGTAGAACCATTGGAAAAAAATAGGCTGTAGCTAGGTTACTCCTTTTTTGCTCTCTTAAGGGCTATTAGATCTAAAAGTTTAGAAGCGTACTCAGGATCAGCACTACTACTCTGTTGAATTAGGAGCTCCGCAAATAGAAGATATACAGTCTCTACATCCATCCGTTCAGGAAGAGTGGCTTCGGCTTCAAGAAGAAGCTTTAGTTTCTCGTGCCAAGAAACGTGAGTCGGAATTACATTCTTCGGCCCACTACACCATATCTCAGCAAAGCGTTCCTCGATCGATTCAGGAATATACATCTGAATCATGTCGAGAGCCTCCTTCTGATGAAGCTGACCTGAATAGTAGGTAGCTACATCACGTAGGGAGAACTTCACTGACTAGTTCTTCCAGCCGGATTCTTTTTGGAACTTGTCTTGTTCTAAGATTTTTCGCTTTTGATCTGCCCACTCTTTACTTTTTTTATAGTTCTCCCAGGGAACCTTTCTTTTACGTTCTGTTTCCTTTTCGCCTTCACGGCGTTGGTAATCCATTTCAGACATTACTTTTTCTCCCTAGGGGCGATAACTCTACCGTACCTGTCTTTCCAGGTACTGTTGACACCTATGAATCTAGTTCCTTTTTTAGTTTTTGTCCTCTTTGCGGAGGGAGTTACTTTTTTACTAGTTGCTTAGTTTTCCTTTTAGGTTTTGTTTCCTTTTTAGGTGGTGGGGTTTCAGCTTTTGCTTTTGATCCTTTAACTTTTCCTTTAACTTTCTTGTAAGCAGCAGTAGCTAGTGAAACTATTTTATCTCCTAAGATTTTCCCTGCGTCTGTTTTAGGGTCAGTTTTTGGAAGTTTTAAAAGAGCTTTAGAAAGAACGGAATCTCTCTTACCTAGCATTGCTATGTCATAGCCTGTCATGGCTACGTTAAGCCTTCTACTTAATAGAGAAGCTACACCTTTCAGTATTGTATTGGCTTTAATCTTTGTATTTCTAACTCTTCCACCTGAATCAGCTTTAGTTCTGTAGCCGGATTTAGTTTGTAGTCCGCCTTTAGAAGATATTTGACCTCTTCTACCACCTCCAGTTCTTCTAGCTCCAGTGTTGTTTGGTCCTGCGCTAGAGCTTTTAGCACCTGAAATAGGTTTTCCTGTACGAGATCCACCTGTAACCCTGTTAGGTCCAGTTCTTTTAGGATCAACAGCGTTAGGTCTAGTTGTGTTGGTTCTACCCTGTCCTGACCTTCTATTTACTGGTTTTCCAGTTGTAGTTGGATTTACCTGTCTAATTGGTAGGTTAGAGCCAGGCTTAACGTATCTATATCCTGCGTAACCGCCTTTATTTGTGGTAACTGGGCTTTTACCTGTTTTAAATTCTTTTAAACCTTGACCACCTTGAGTTGGTCCTGTGTTAGTAGCTTTTCCACTTTCTCTGCCTCTAAATCTAGAAGATGTTATGGGCTGATATCCAGGCCCTCTTTCTACTAAACGTCCACCGCTATATCTCCTAGTAGCTGTAGCTCTTCCTTGACGTTTAAGTACTTTTCTTTCCCCACCACTTTTAACTTGAGGATTTACTCCTCCAGAGTATCTTTTATGAGCTTTTCTATTTCTTGCTACTGTTCTTTTTCTTGCTGCATCTGTTCCACCTGAAATAGGTACTCTTTTTCCTGTACCACCATCAGCTCGGTTATAGCGTCTTCCGGCTTTGTCACGGCCTCCTTCAGGCTTCTCACCTGTAAAAGCCCTCATATTTGATGTAACTCTACTAGGAACTCTACGTCCCCTAGCGTTTACTCTCCAATTTTCTTCAGCCATAATGTTTTTTAGGTGCTTTGGTTAGACCTCTATCTGCCCTAGGTGGTAGATCGTATTTAGGTTTTAATCTAACAGTCCCCGGTCTTCCTGCACCAGTATTTTGTAGATAACCTCCTCTACCGCTGTTAGCATCAGGGTAGTATTTAATAGGAGTACTTGGTCCTTGATTCGGCATGGAAAATGAGAAAAAAGGTCTTGTAGGGAAACTGAAAGACGGTGTAGCTGACAAAGAAGAACAGATACAAATTTTAGGGACCTTTGTACGTCTTGGAGTTGTTGTATGGTCTGGTTTTATTATAAGCTTAAATTACTTACCTCTCCCAGGGATGACTGAGGAGAAGAATAATGATATTACGTTCATAACTTTCGTTTTTACTTCAGCTTTAGCTACCTTTGGGATTGATACAGCCAAGAAGAAAGAACATAAAGACAAAACTAATGGGGCTACACAAACTATAATCATAGAAACTCCTATTAAGATTGAAGGAGTAGATACCAAAAAGGTAACTAAAGTATGAGAAAATGCTTATTACTTTTGCTCCTGCTAACCCCAATTGCTGCAAGGGCAAATCCAATTACGCCTCAGTTCACTCAAGGATCGATGCAATCGACTACAGTGACTCAGGTCGATATCGAGGAAACGATAGAGACAGAGATATTTGGGGGCGTATATTCTAAATGGACTGGAGAAAATATAACTCATACCTCAGCAAGCTCTGGAGGACTAGTAGATACAGATTCAATCTTTACCCTCCACACCGCTGGAGATCCCTTCACACTGGAGATAACAACCAGAGCAGCAGGGGTAGTAGAAACAATCGATATAGACAGAACCATAGAACAAACCTCCACTACTACATCGCTCTCTGTCTTCTCTCAATAAGTCTTCCAGTATTAGCAGAAGATGATCCAAAAGTAAGTAACACCTCGAATCCGCAGGCGGCAGCGACCGGAAATGTCACCAATCAAGCGGTGCAGTTCCAAAATAATGGAGCACCGTCGAGACAGCAGTTAGGACCTTCCATTGTTTGCAACGGTTCTACCATGACTTTCACTCCATTTTATATGGGTAATCATGTCAAACCTTTTGATGAAGATATGTCTTCTGAGGGTTACACAATGAATGAGAATTGGGGAGTTCAGTTAAACTTTATGGTCCCACTTGATGGATCAATAACTGAGCAATGTAAAGCTATTGGTAGAAGACAAATGGAGAAGATGAGACTGGACTATGAGTTAGTCCGTATGAAGGAATGTGCTGCCCTTCAACAAAAAGGTTTTACTTTACGGCCTGGGAGCCGCCTTGAACATATCTGCTCCGACGTTGTGCCAATCTCTGCCTTGACCAAGAAGGTACCTCTTTCCCTCGACCCCGTTGTACCTTTTTCACAACCTGAGTCAGAAGAGGTTTTAGGATTTGAACACTCCTTTTAAACATTGCTGTAGCTGTCAAAGTAGCTACGACACTGACAGCGGCTGTAGT